CTTGTAATAAAAATAAATATAGACCCGTTGCTGAAGTTATAAAAGAACCTGTAAATTTAAACTTTTCTAAGTATGATAATAGAGGTAATGAATCAAAAATAATTAATAGATGAAATTAAACACTGGTATTAATAGTGCGTTTCCTGATCAGATGGTATCTGAAGCGGAAAAGAAAACTTTAGAATATGGATTATTAGTTGGTCAAGCTATTGAATATGAATGGTTTAGAGGTGGTAGAGTAAATGGTAGTAGATGGAATACAGGTTACCAGCAGTTTCATAACTTAAGATTATATGCCAGGGGAGAGCAGAGTGTACAGAAATATAAAGATGAATTATCTATTAATGGTGATTTGTCTTATTTAAATTTAGACTGGAAGCCTGTTCCAATTATACCTAAGTTTTTAGATATAGTTGTTAATGGTATTGCTGCTAAAAATTACGATATAAAAGCTTACTCTCAAGATCCTCAATCCTTGAAATTAAGAACTGATTATGCTTCTAATATTGTAAAAGATATGTATTCTCAAGATCTTTTAGCTCAAGCAAAACAAAATACAGGTCAAGATTTTTCAAGTTCAAATATTCCAGCAGCTGATTTACCTAGAACAAAAGAGGAATTAGAGCTACACATGCAACTTAGTTACAAACAAAGCATTGAGATAGCTGAAGAAGAGGTTATAAACACTGTTTTAGCTAATAATAAATATCCTTTAACCAAAAAAAGAGTTATAGAAGATATAACAACAATAGGTATTGGATCTGTTAAAACAGCTTTTAATAAAGCTAACGGTGTGGTGGTTGAATATGTAGATCCTGCAAATTTAGTTTACTCATATACTAATGATCCTAATTTTGAAGATGTATACTATGTAGGTGAAATAAAGTCTATGACTTTAGCTGAAATTAAAAAAAGATTTCCGTCTCTTACTGATAAAGAAATGGAGCAGATGGTTAGATACCCTGGTCGTGATGGTTATATAGCTAATCCAAATTATGATAATGATTTAGTTCAAATATTATTTTTTGAATACAAAACATTTATAGATCAAGTTTTTAAAATTAAAAAAACTGAATCTGGTTTGGAAAAAACATTACAAAAGCCGGACACATTTAACCCGCCAGAAAGTGATAATTTTAATAGAGTTTCAAGAAGTATAGAAGTTTTATTTAGCGGTGCAAAAGTTATGGGCGTTCCACAGATGCTAGAATGGAAGCTCGCTGAAAATATGACAAGACCAACTGCGGATACCACTAAAGTTAACATGAATTATAATATATGTGCACCTAACTTATATCAAGGTCGTATAGAATCTTTAGTTAGTAGATGTACTAGTTTTGCAGATATGATACAGTTAACATCGTTAAAATTACAACAAGTAATTCAACGTATGGTTCCAGATGGTGTATTTGTAGACGTAGATGGTTTAGCAGAAGTTGATTTAGGTAATGGTACTAATTATAATCCACAAGAAGCATTGAATATGTATTTTCAAACTGGTTCTATAGTTGGTAGATCACTTACGCAAGATGGAGATCCTAATAGAGGAAAGGTTCCTATTCAAGAATTACAAACATCAGCTTCAAACGGAAAAATACAAGCATTAATAAATACTTATCAGTATTATTTACAAATGATAAGAGATGTTACGGGGCTTAACGAAGCGAGAGATGGCAGTTTACCAGACAAAGACTCTTTAGTAGGTTTGCAAAAAATGGCTGCCAACGCTTCAAATATAGCCACTAAACATATATTAGACTCTGGTTTATATTTAACATTAAGAACTTGTGAAAATATTTCATTAAGAGTTGCTGACGCTTTGGATTTTGCTTTGACCGCTGATTCTCTAAGACAAAGTATATCAGCTTATAATGTAGAAACTTTAGATGAAATACAAAATTTAAACCTGCATGACTTTGGTATATTTTTAGAATTAGAACCAGATGATGAAGAAAAAGCTCAATTAGAACAAAATATTCAAGTTGCTTTACAAACACAAGGTATTGATTTAGAAGATGCTATTGATATTAGGCAAATAAAAAATATTAAGCTAGCAAATCAAATGTTAAAGCTTAAGAGAGAACAAAAGAAAAAAGAAGATCAAGCTAATCAAAAAGCTATGATTGAGGCTCAAGCTCAAGCTAATGCGAAAGCAGCAGAACAAGCTGCTATGAATGAGGTTGAAAAACAGCAAGCTTTAGCTCAAACTCAAATTCAAATTGAACAAGCTAAATCTCAGTTTGAAATACAAAGAATGGAACAAGAAGCTTTAATTAAAAAACAATTAATGGCTGAAGAATTTCAATATCAGTTGCAATTAGCTCAAGCTGAAGTTTCAAAAGATAAACAAAAAGAACAATTTATAGAAGACCGCAAAGATAAAAGAACTAAAATACAAGCCACACAACAAAGCGAACTAATTAGTCAAAGACAAAATGATAGTTTGCCTAAAAACTTTGAGTCATCAGGGTTTGATACTTTAGGTGGTTTTGGTACTGAAGAGTTTGCACCTCAATAAGTTATTTATTAATTTTTATTATATTATATTATGTCAGAACAAGTAAAAGAAGAAGGCTCTTTTAAGATAAAAAAGAAGCCTAAACAATTAGTGAAAAACGATATTATTAAAGTCGATTTATCAAAAAAAGAAGAACCTAAAACAGAAACAGATGCCATTCAAGTCGGAGAAACAAAGAAGGTGGTTGTGGAAGAACAAACCGGAAATAGCCCTAAAGTGGACGAACAAGTATCAGAGTCCAGCCCAGTTTCTGAAATTAAAGAAGAAGTAAAACCTATTGAAGAGGTTGTTGAAGAAGAGATACAACAAATAGGTGAACAACTAGAAGAAAAAGTTATTGCTCCAACGCCTCAAGAGGCTAGGGAAATAGCTAAACTACCTGAAAACATCGAAAAAGTCGTAGACTTTATGAAAGAAACAGGTGGTACGTTAGAAGATTATGTTAGATTAAATGCTGACTATTCTAATGTGGATAATGATACTTTATTAAGAGAGTATTACAAACAAGCTAAATCGCACTTAGATTCAAGTGAAATTAACTTTATGATTGAAGATAATTTTTCGTTTGATGAAGAAGTAGACGAGGAGCGTGAGATTCGTAAAAAGAAACTTGCGTATAAAGAAGAGGTTGCAAAAGCCCGAAAGCATTTAGATGGTTTAAAAAGTCAATATTACGAGGAAATCAAGTTGAGACCTGGTACGACACAAGACCAACAAAAAGCTATGGACTTTTTCAATCGCTATAATGAAGAGCAAAACACAGCTCAACAACAACATGAAGATTTTAAATCTAACACTAAAGATTATTTCTCTCAAGATTTCAAAGGTTTTGACATCAGTGTGGGAGAAAAAAAGTTTAGGTATGGGGTTAAAAATCCTAGTGAAGTTGCAACTAAACAATCGAATATTACAAACACAATTAAGAAGTTCTTAGATGATAAAGGTAATGTAAAAGATGTTAAAGGTTATCACAAAGCTATGTATGCCGCTGAAAACGTTGACAAAATAGCACAACATTTTTATGAGCAAGGTAAATCCGATGCTACTAAAGATCTTGTTGCTAAGTCTAAAAACATAACAGAAGACGTAAGGCCATCGCCTACGGGAGAAGTTTTTGTTGGTGGATTAAAAGTTAAAGCTATAAGCGGTCTTGATTCTTCGAAACTGAAGATAAAAACAAGAAAATTTAACTAAAAACAAAATTAATTATTATGGGACAAATTTCTCCTGTGTTTGGAAGCATTGTGCCTTCTCAACAACAATTAGCTTTGCAAAACAATTATCTAGCATTTAATGCTGGAGCTAATGACTTTGCTCAGCAATACCTACCAGAAGTTTATGAAGCTGAGGTAGAAAGATACGGAAACAGAACTTTAAACGGTTTCCTAAGAATGGTTGGCGCTGAAATGCCAATGACGTCTGATCAAGTAATATGGTCAGAACAAAACAGATTGCACGTTTCTTACAACAATGTTGTACAAGGTGGTGCAGGTGCTGCTACTTTTGCTTTTGTATTAGGTGGTAACCCAGCTGTATCAAACGCAATTTTTCCAAACGACACTATCGTTGTAATGAACCCAGCTACTGGTGTTACATTAAAAGGTGTTGTTTCTACAAGTTTACCAGGTGGTATAGGTCAAACAGTTACTGCTTACCCTTTTACTGCTGCTAACTGGGATGCTTTAGGAGTTGGAGCTACAAATCTTAAACTATTTGTATACGGTTCTATCTTTGCTAAAGGATCTGCTGGACCTGTAAATAACGGCTTAGCTGCTGGATCTTACAAGTCTATTCAACCTTCATTCACGCAATATGCTAACAATCCTATTATCATAAAAGATTCATTTGAAATAAATGGTTCTGATATGGCTCAAATTGGATGGGTAGAAGTTGCTACAGAAGACGGTACGTCAGGATACTTATGGTATTTAAAGTCTGAGTCTGAAACAAGATTACGTTTTGACGATTACTTAGAAATGGCAATGGTTGAAGGTGAATTAGCTACTGGAGCTGGAGGTGTAAGTTTTGCTGCTCAAGCTGCTGCTAATGTCCAAGGATTTGGAGGCGGTATCAACGCTTATGGATCTCAAGGGCTTT